TCAAGCGCACTGCCGGAACGTGTAGAGGCTGGCATAAAAAAGCACTGTCTTCGTTGTTAGTTTAAGCATGAAAAAACCCCCAGCGCAAGCCGGGGGTTTCTGTTTGACAAGAATCAAGCGCTCTTGCTGAGATCGAAGGTGGGGGTGTCGGTAGGACGGAAGGTGATCTCAACCACCTGGGCGTCATCAGGGTTAACGCTCAAGCTTGCAGTCAGCAACGTTGCATCCATTGCAATGCTGCGGCTTTGGGTGTTGTCCACTGCACCGCCAGTGAAGATCTGGTCAATGTAGAGCTTGAACGCACAACCAACTTGCTGACGCTGCAGCACGTCTTCCACCATCCGGCTAGACAGTGCAGTGTCAGAGTCAGTGGTGAAGATGGTGGCAGAACCATTGCCATCAGCAAAACCAGGGATGTAAGCACGGAAAGGTGCAAACTGCCCTGGGGTTTGGCCGATAGTGGTTACGTCAATTTCAGCGCGATTGATTTCAAAGCTCCAGTTCTGAACCTGTCCGACAGCTTCAAACTCTGAATACTCAATCTGAAACGCATTGTTGCCAGTAGCGGTGCCATCGTCAGTGATGTCGATAGCGCTGCCGCCTGCAGTAGCAGCAACAGTAGTTGCGCCTGTGCTGGCGTTGTAGGTCAGGATGAAAACCTCAGTGCCAGCAGTCAGACCAGCAGGCAAAGTGCCAGTGCCAGCGCCGCCGGTTTGCGTGTTGACCACGCTAAATTTCACCGGGTCGTCAACTTTTAGGTTCAAAAAAGCTGGCAGGGTGATGATGTCAGTGGAAGCATCAACGTCAGTCTCACCGAACGTGCCGGTGGTTCCTGCTGGCTTGTAGTACAGAGCGCCGGAAGTACCCGACAGAACGGTTGCGGCCATGATAAAAGAAGATTTGAATGGCTAAAGTCAGTCTAAGTATGCTTCAAACCCGACGCTAAGGCGTGTTTGAAAGTAAGACTCAGGCTCAGCCGGCAGGATTTGAGCCGGCCCTGAAGCAGCCTCAAAAATGATGCCGCTAAGTCGCAATCTATCGAACAAGTCTTTTACGCGCTCCGCAATCGTAAAATTAGCCCCTGCGCCTACACCAATTGGCGTAAAAACATTGACGATCAAAACACCGCTTTGACGGTTGAACCCTGTTGACGGTCCCATCAACGTGGCATAACTGTTTTCCCCAAAGCTGACGTTGGTTTCAATCCAAGGCGTCGTGTTTGGCGGTACAAACGGAACGTTCTGATAAGCAACGGGATATGAAGGCGCGTTAGCCATTTCCGTTGCAATCCGGCCTTCAATGACGGCACGAACATCGTTAAAAGTGCTAGTCACGAAGACCTCCCAATACGGTCAGCATTAGTGCGCACAAAGTTTTTCAAATCCTGGGCAATCACAAGCGGATAGCCTTTCTGAATTTGATTTGCCTTTGAACGCCAACGGCCTTGCCAAGAGCGCGGAAGGTTGTCACCCATCAGCACAGGCTCAGCGTAAGGCACATTGTTATGCACACTGTAGACATTCCCTACGGTTTCTCTTTCGTAATTCAACCGGTCAGGCGGAAGCGTGAGATCAGGATATTTACCCTCAGGCTTATTGCCTCCCGATGCAGTGTTTTGCCCAATCTGCCAACTAGCCTTGAGACGCCCAGAATCAGTGGGGCTGGCTTCTTTTAAACGCTTGTCAGCTTCCAAGACAGTAATACGCAGAAGCTTCTCATATTGATCTTTGGAGTAATCTCCAATTTGAGAAAGCTTGATCTGCTTAACCATCTCAGCCCCTCAAGATCAACTCATGCGTAATAGCCTGGTTGTCTTGCTCAACCGTGTTCACAAAGATCACCTGATATGACACGCTTGAAATTACAATCCGATCAGCAACCGTGGGCGGGTTCGTCAGATCCAGCGCAGCCACAAGCAAACGCTTGTCACCAGACTGAATCAGATCACCAATTTCACGCTCATTTACGTCTTCCAGAACGCCCTTGATTGCCACGTCAGAAGCGGTTTCACCAGCCTCACCCGTTGCAGGGTTATAAGCCCCAACGGTGATCACCCGAAAAGTAACATCACCGCCAAACTTGCGGATCAGCTTTTTCGCCGTCTTCTGCAGTGAGCTAGCAAGTGGCATCAGATCCGATAAGCGATACAAGCACCATTCTGAAGCTGAATGGATGTGAACACGCCAACGATGTGAAAACCTGCCGGCATGGTTTCGCCATTCAGGCTATTGCCGGTGTAATTCTCCGTTGTCAGCGTTGTGATGTGAGTGTTTTCGTAAAAGTCAATATGTTTGAAGCGGCCTGTATGCACCGCATTATCTGTGATGACTTCCGCCCCAAGCGTGTAGTCAATCCCTACGTCACCCTGGCCATATCCTTTAGCCATGATCAGAGCCTGTAAGCGATAACGGAACCGCTGGTCAGCGTGACGCTAGTAATCACGCCGCAGATCTCACAGTCTGCTTTCAGCACAACAGCTGTCAAAGCGTTGCCCGTAATATCCTCTGCAGCCAAAGTGGCGATCACAGAATCCTCAAGGGCAACAACCTTGCCGAACCTGCCGGCATGGGCTGCAGTGTCACTGATGTATTCAGCACCCGGATACTTGTAACCCATGATCAGCTCCGTTTGACAGCAATGTTGCCCGGTCCACTGATTCTAAGGCCGATTAGATAACGCTCAACCATTGGCGGGATCCGATCAGCACCAACAGCGCCAAACTGATTCGGCGTCACGTCGATGCTGCCAATCTTGACGTTCTTATAGTCATCAAGGCCACTCAGGCCAAGACCATCTTTATTGTTGTTCAGATAAACCGCAAGCACCGCCTGCGCGCTTTTGATCTGATCAGGAATTTCTGTGTCGGTGAAGTAATCCGTTGTTATTCGGAACGGAAAACCAACCGCATAAGTGTTGATGTATGTATCTGGCTTACGAACACCAGTGCGCGGCCACTGCAGTGCCTGCGTGTCAGTTGCTCTTGCGCCAAGATACCGCTCACGGTCAAGTCTTTGCGTTGCTGTGTAGAGAGCGCGGTTCTTCTGGTCTTCCGTAGCAGAAGACCAGGCAACCACGTCATCATCTTCGACCAAGCCATCAATGATGGCCTGCGCATCACTCAGCGTCAGGTAGCTGTTGGCGCTTGCGCTTCCCGGTGTTGCGTTTATTGAGATTGCCATCGGGCTTCTCAGAAGGTGTTTCAGGTTGAGCAGATTCCACAGGCGCGGAGGCCGCTGCTTTTGCAGCAGCCTCACGTTGCGCTTGTGCCCGCTTGAAAGCGAACATTCCCATGGTTATCAATCCATGTTGCTGACGTTGGTGGCACGAACCATGCCGATGTTCTTCAGCTCATACACCTTGGCCCAGTTGGTGGCAGTTGCCAGGTTTGCACGGGTGGGGTTCACAGTAGTGACGCCCCACTTAGCACCAACGGGGTGGTAGCAGTAGTGAAGATCAACGGACATAGCATCGGACTTGGCCAGGATGTCCCGGTCAGTCTCGATCTGAGTGCCAGCCTGCTCACCAGAGGCAACAGCGCCTTCAGTGAAGAAATAAGTGGCGTACTCAGTGGTGGCGCCAGAGCCGGCAACCTGCACATCGTCAGACACGATCACGCGCAGACCCATGTAGGTAGGCACGGAAGGATTGCCATAAGCGCCAACCAGAGAACCACCAGATTGAGTGGTGCTAGTGCCGCGGGCATCGTCAGTGCTGACGTAATCAATTGCGCGACGCTCAACCAAGTCGTAATAGACCTTGCTGTGCATGCACACTGCAGTCAGCTTTTCACCCTGATCACCCAGCAGTGCGCGGGCTTCTGCAACGTGACGGGGAGACAGTGCAGTAGGGGTGTCAGCGGTAGCGGAATCGATGCAAAGATCGAAGAATGCGCTGGCGTTGGTGTTGGCATTCAGAGAGCCAAACACGCCGCTGAGGCAGTTGATCAGATCCTTCTGACGCTGGTTGGCGATGTACTCACCCAGCTTGGCGCCGATGGCAGCCATAGGATCAGAACCTGCAGCCAGAGCAGCAAGATCGCGTGCTTCAAAAGCGCGACCACGGTGCAGAATCACACCGATCTGCTTGTCAGCAGTGATGTTGCCAACGGTCAGTGAGGTGCTATCGGTAAGCACTTCAAAGTCGCCGGACAGGTTTGCCTTCCAGAAAGGCACATTTACGAAATCACCGCCCTCGGTGGCATTCAGCTCAGCCATTGGACGCACCACACCGGAAGCCAGGAAGGCATCACGCTGAGTGGTTTGCTCAATAACGTAAGGCGTAAATACCTCGGGGATGATCACGTCAGAACGCACAGTGGCGGCCATGACAAAAAATCCTCAAGAAAGATGTTTACGGTGTGGGCGTAACCCGATCTGGCGCCGCGTAGCTTTGCCGTCAGTTCATATTAACGTGCCGCCGCAGCTTTCAACCTTTCATACAAGTCACGATCGGTTTTATACAGTCGTGATTGCTCCGTCAGGTTGAATGATTCCGCCGCAAACGGATTTTTAATGCCAGCCGGAACTTCACCTGAACTGCGACCAGCAGGCGCACCACTGCCTTGAGGCTTGGGCTGCTTTTGCATCCAACTGGGCAACGATTGCTTAGCCCAATCGCTAACCGGCGTGCGTTGGTAGCCATCAACCACCACAACCGTGCCATCAGCTTCGCGCTGAATCTGATCACGGTTCAGCTTCGTCTTAAGCACCAAATCAGGATCATGCACAATATCTGCCAAAGCAGAAACGGCAGGTGAAATCAGCTCAAGCTCTTTGACGCGGGCTTCAAGCTCAGCAATGCGCTGATCCTTTTCAGCCGCAGCTTCACGAAACTGCTTTTCCAACGCTTGACGCGCTTCTGAGTATTTGCCTTCAGACTCAAGCTTGGTTTGCTCAGCCTGACGCTTAAATTCCTTCAGCGCCTGGTAGTCATCGGGAACTTCGCCAATCAGCTCTTTCTTTTGAAGCTTGCCGATCAGCTCAAAGTTTTTCTTTTCCAGAGATTCAATGCTGTTCCTCAGCTTTGCGATCTCATCAGGGCTGGCGCCTTCAACAGGCGTAGCCTGCTGATTTTGCTCTTCAGACATGAATAACTCGTAGAGTTAATTGCAGTCAAATAATATCACTTTTAGCGCTTTGGAGCTTTGCGCAATTGTGATTCCCTTTTCAGTACAGGGTTGCCCGTTGATTCAGACTTGATTCGCACAACAGGGTCATCCTTAGTGCCGACACGGACAACACTGCCGCCAGTTGGGCCCTTAATAGTTCCACGCTCACCAACAATGCTGGTGATTACGCCATAAGTGCGTTTCCCCTGGTAAGTCCAGCTGACCCGATCGCCGCGCTTCATTTCTTGCCGCCTTTTTTCTTGTAGCCCTTAGGCATGGGCTTTGAACCGTGACAAGGCATTGCACTAAAGCCAACCAATTCAGATTAACGACGCGGCTTACGCTTGCGCGTTTTCTCAGCCCTGGAAAACGCAATCGCTGCAGCTTGCTGGGGTGAATACCCCTCTTTGATCAGCTTGCGAATGTTCTCCGAAATCGTTTCCTGTGACCTACCTTTCTTTAACGGCACCGTATCTGCGGCGGAGCTGATCCAAGGTTAGCTCTGACCCGTCATCTCTCACCATCTTGGCAATAGCATCTTTTGCGCCATACTTCCTTGAAAGCCTTTTGAAATAAGCAACCTTCTGAGGGCCAAGCACATCAGCCTGCACGGCCTTTGGCTGATCGCTCAACCATTGCCCGTAAGATTCTGTCGATGGCACCATCCCACCCTGCGCCGCACGTTTGCCAGGCTTTGGCGGTTCAAGGTCAAGCGCCTCATAATCAATCACCGGCACTGTCGTTGACCTGCAATTGAAGTGCTGCGGTGGCATCGGACCTTTGCCGTATTCAAACTCACGCCCGTCTAGAGCACGGCAGATTGCAGAAGTGCGGGAATCAAGCGTGGCAACGTACCGATATTTTTCCGTGATGTCTTGGTTGGCTTCATACGCCTGTTGTGATACAGCGTTGCTCACTTGATTGATGCTTGTGCGAACAAGCGCCATGATCTGATTGTTAGCAACAGTCGTGGCCTGACCGCCAGCAGCTGCAATCTGCTTGACACTGCCAGGCTGATTGAAATTAAGACGGCCCTTCAGCCTGCGGGCGATTTCATCAGTTGTCTCACCAGTTAAAAGACCGTTTCTCACAACCTGCGCAAAAAGGTCTGCCTGGTTTTCAGCAATGCCGCGAAACGCCTTTACAACAACTTGACCATTAGGCAGCGTGATTGTCGTGCCTTTTGCCGCAGTCAAGCTGAATGTTTGCGGGGCACCCTGAACTGCTGCGACAAGATCGTCAGACAACGTGACAACACCAATCTGCGTGGGGTCAGTCGTCACAACAGCTTGCGCAAACTGCGGTGAAACCTCCACGGTTTTGACGAGGCTGCGGCTTCCGGCAGGCAAAACCTTGCGTAGCTGTTCCTCTACAAATTCAGACTGAAGCTCAGCTAAGCCTTGCAGCTCAAGCGCAGTAATCTCCGTTGAGTCACCCGCCCAGGTACTAAGAGAGCTTTTTACCTGAGCGATAATTGACCTCAGCCTTGCCGCCTTTGCTGATTCGTCCAAACCCTCAATTGCACGAAGCTGATTAACAGCATCCAGAACAATATCGTTGTAAGCATTGATAAGCCTCCTGGCAACACTGTTGCTGTAACGATTAAGGTCAATCGCGTTTCTGTAAAGGCTTGCGGGAACGGTCATTAGTCAATGATCCCCAGCAACGCAGGTTCAATCTCAGTTATGACGGAAACATCAGCACCGCCACGCAAAGCATCAGCAAGGATCATTGCAAACTGAGGGATCATGTCTTCCTCAGTCTCATCTTCATAGATCAGATTGACTTCATCAATTCTGCGCACGCCATACTCATCAAACCAAGAAAGGCGGACAATCGCAAACGTATCCTCAGCTAGCTGCCGCTTGCTTACAAACAAAAGGCGTTGGCGTTCGTCTTGATGCTGGGGCTGATCCTCATTCTTCATTCCGAACAGCTTTCGCAACCACTTCATCATGCCGGGATTTCATCCTCTTGCTCAGGTTCAGCCAAGGCCTCAGGCACTTCAGGAGATGCTTCAGGCTCAGGCTGCTGCATCTCAATCAGGCCACCGTTTTGAGTTGCCTCAAGTTCGGCCTCAACTTCAAAATCATCGCCAAGCACTTCGCCTTCCGCAAGCTGTGTCAACAAAGTTTCTTGAGTAATGGTTCCTGCGGTGTAAAGCTGCAGCAATGCTTGGATCTCTTGCGGCTCAAGGCGTGTGCCCAGGAAGTCGCGATTCACAAAGCTGCTGCCAACCTGCCGCTCTTGCAGGTAGTCAGCGTGATACTGCAGGCAGTTGTCGATCATGTCCTGCATGTTCTGAGCGATCACCATCATTGTTGAGTCGCCCTGGCTGCGGTCAATCCGCTTAGCCTCAGCCGTTTCAGCGCTCAGCTTTTGGCCAAGCACAGCCGACAAGCCAAGCTCATTGATCTGTCCGGCAAGCTGCTCAAGCCGTGTGAACGATGCGTCAAATGATGCAGGGTTCGGTGAAATGTATTCAGCGCGGCCGTCAGCAGGGAATGCAATCGCCTCACCAGGGCCTGCAGTAACTTCCTCAGCAGCAGACGGGAAACCAAAGAACGCCAACAGCGGCACGTTACTGACGTGCATGATGTTGTCAAGATCACTCTGGATCTGATACGCCTTCAGGTTCAGCTCTGCAATATCTTCCATGGGCGGCCGTGATTCCATCACGTTGACCCGGTTGCTATACGCAACAGCAAAGGGGATTTCAGAAAGGCTGGTGGTGCCCTCATCAATCACCCGCATTTCACCTTTGTCATCACGCTGGTGAATTTCAAATGCGCCAGGGGTCAGAACACGGATCTGCTCAACCTCTTTCTCCCCATATTCACCATCAGGCATAACAACCTTTTCAAGCAGGCGAAGCTGAACAAGCTTCTGCGCGCCATCAATTAGCTCAGTGCGCCAACCCAGGATTTCCCGTGGCGTATAAGTCACCCAATAGGGTCGGCCGTTGCTGCCAGCAGTAGGAGCGTCAACGAGCACACCAACGTGACCGTAACGAATGCACTTACGAGCGGTTTCATAGCACCAAACATTTAGATCGTTTCCTTGCAGGTCAACGTCAAACAGTTGCTCACGGATAGTGTCTGAAACATCGTTGAGCCTGACAGGCTTACGGGTCAACATGCCCGCCAACATGCGCTCAAGCCTCACGTAATACGGTGGGCAAGTAGAACGCGCAAGGCGGTTGTCATAAGCCTCATCTAGCTCACGCGGCTCTTGCGGCAGATACCGCCGATGCTTGCGGCGCATCTCATAAGTGCCGCCCAGCAAATCCTCAATCAAATGCCAATGCGGTTCCTGATTCACCCAAGCCGCGTTTGGATCGTTGACCTGTGAAACGTTTGCCGCACGTTGGCGGTCGTAAAAATTAAAACCGGAATACACGGCGCAGTCTCACAGGTCTATAGCGACAGTTTAGGCCGCTGCAGTAGCGTCAAGCGCAGACTTGGCCGTCAAAATGACTTTAGTGCGACCAACCTCAATATCAAAGATGGTATCAGGCTCAAGCTTCATCTTTTTGATGTAAGCGCTGCCAACAATGACCTTGCCGTCTGAATGCAGCTTGGCTTTGTAAGTAAGGTTGCGGCCTGGGGTTTTAGGTTGGCCAAGCTCAACGCCTTTAGCCTCAAGCAACGCCTCATAGAAGGCAGTGAAGTTCAGGCGCTCATTGCCATCTACCTTTTGAGAAACATAACCGCAAGTGCGCACAATGTCAGACTTGCTGTGATCCTTCATCTGACGGACCTGCTCTAGCAGTTCGTTACCTGTAAGCATGGTTGAAAAATAGAACAACGTAAAGGTAACAAATAGGTTGCGCTTTGTCTAGTACAACCTGATTCCTGTGCCGCGCCCTGATCTTGCATGCAATGGGTTGAACAAACGCCAGACCGCGTAACCTAATGCGTCGTTCATGTGGTCATAGCCTGCATCTTTGTCAGGGTCACCTTTGTCTGTGTAGCTTTGCAGCTCAAGGCACTCAATAGTGCGGGTGCAACCCTTTGCCACCTGCAGCCTTACTTGCCCCTTCCCATTCTCCAACACAGCTTGAACAGCAGCCACCCGATCACGCACGGGAGGATTTGACCGGCCTGATTGGTTGCTGAAACCATAGGTCTCAAGGATCTGGATGTCGGTTTGCGAAGCGTTTGTTGATCGTGCTCCGCCTGAAGCATCTGGATAGATGTAGATGCGGCGGTCTGGATAGCGGCGCTTGATTTCTTGGGCCAGCGTATCGGTGTCATGACTGCCGCTTACCTCATCAATGACAACTAACTTTTCATTCAGTCTTACCGCAATCACGGCAGACATGTTGCCAACGTTGAAGTCAACGCCAATATGCAGCGGCTCATTCCCTGC